AAAAGCAAATACAAAACTAGGCAAGTTATCAAGTAAATCAATATCTCAAATTGATTTTTCTATCCTTGATGATGATGCAGAAGTTTTACTTTTAGTTTAGGAATCTATGCCATATTTAATATCTGATAAACAAAGTGATTGCGCTAATTGGGCAACTGTAAAAGAGGAATCTGATGGTTCTTATACAACTATCGGCTGCCACAGTTCCAAGCAAGATGCAATAGATCAGATGGTTGCGATTTCAATTGCTGAAGGATTAGAACCAGGCGGAGAAGTAAATACTCGCGCCGTTGATTTAAGTGTTCCTTCATTTATTAGTGCTAACGCAAAGCGTGGCCTGAAATATTACAGTGAAGGTTTTGGGGGCGATGGTTTAGTACCAGCCACCATCGCAGCAGCGAGAGATATGGCTGCTGGAAAAATAACAGAACCAAAAGTAAGAAAGATGGCTCCCTGGTTTGCTCGCCATCAAGTTGATGGTAAAGCACCTTCAAACAGTAATCCATCCGATCCAGGTTATCCAGGAGCAGGCTTAGTTGCTTGGCTTCTTTGGGGTGGGGATAGCAATTTTTCAGATAGAGCGCAGAATTGGGCGCAACGCAAAATTGATGCTCTGAATGCAGAAGCAGAATCAAGGAGAGAAATGAAAAAGATTGAACGCCGCACTTATACAGTAAAAGATGTGCAAGCAAGATCAGCAGAGGATGGCACAATGCGCCTTGCTGGTTACGCTGCTGTATTTAATGAATCAAGTGTTCCGCTACCATTTAAAGAATCAATTGCACCTGGAGCGTTTCGTAAAACATTAACTGAAACTCCTGATGTTAGATTACTTATTAATCACGAAGGCTTGCCGCTAGCACGATCAAAGAATGGCACATTGAAATTAAATGAGGATGATCGTGGATTATATTTTGAGGCTGAGTTAGCAGATACAACTGAGGCCCGCGATATTTACAAACTGGTTGAGCGTGGCGATGTAGATCAAATGAGTTTTGGTTTTAGAGTTATACGCCAAAAGTGGAGCGAGGATCGCAGTCGCAGAGTTCTAACTGAGGTTTCATTAGCCGATGGCGATGTATCAGTAGTAACTTATCCAGCCTACCCAACTACAACAGTTGAGGCTAGAGAAAAAATTGCTAAGGCACTTGAAGCAGCAAAGTCAGGGCGAGATGTTAGCCCAGAGGATATGCTAATTTTGCAAAGTATATTTTCTGATTTAGATGAAGGCCACGAATATATTATGAGAGCCTTTGAGGTTATGTCTAGTTATTTAAATCAAGATTCATCTACTTATCAAGATGATGAGGATGATGAGGATATGCGAGCCACTGATGTAGTTGGCGATTTTGTTGAATGGGATTCAAGTGGCGGAACTGCAAGAGGCAGAATCGTGCGTGTACTCCAAGAAGGAGTTCTTAATATCCCTGATTCAACCTTTAGTATAACTGCCGAGGAAAATGATCCAGCAGTTTTAATTAGACTTTACAGAGAATTACGCGATGGTTATGTAGCAACTGAAACTTTAGTTGGGCATAAAAGAAGTGAATTAAGAAGTATTGCACCTCTTAAAGAACCATCAGATGAGGCAAGCCGTAAGATTTCATTACGCCTAGCCCAAGCAATAATAAATAATACAAAATAAATTTCTGTTGTAAAAATACAACAGATCGAAGTCGGAGCGAACTGCGCACCCTTTAGCGCCGCGCAAGGTATCGCCACCACCTCAAAATCCAAACTAACCGAGGAGTTAAATTAATGTCTTTCCTAGACAAAGTAATTGAACGCCGCGATGCAGTGAAGGTAGAGATGGATGCAGTTCTTGAGGCAGTAGCCGCAGAGAACCGCACCGATCTAACTGCTGAGGAAACAGAGAAGGTAGATGCTCTTGTTGCCGAATCACGCTCGCTAGATACAAAGATTGAAAACCTAAAGGCTCAGGTAGATGCAGATGCAAAGGTTGCAGAAGTTCGTGCAGCAGTTGCAGATGTAGCAATGCCAAAGTCTGGCGGTGCAAAGGTAATCCGCGAGGAGCGCACCTACACTGCTCAATCAGGAGCATCATTTATTAAAGATGCTTTTAATTCACAATTCAAGCAAGATTTTGCTGCTTCAGATCGTCTTGCTCGCCACATGCGCGAGGAGGAAGTTGAGCGCCGTGATGGAACAACTGCAAACTTTGAAGGTTTAGTAGTTCCTCAGTACTTAACTGATCTTGCTGCACCATTGGCTCGCGCAGGTCGCCCAACAGCAGACTTCGCAACCAATAAGATCGCGCTACCACCAAGCGGAATGACTTTAAACATCAGCCGCATGACTACTGGTACATCAACAGCGATTCAACAAACTCAGGCAACTGATGTTTCTGAAACTGATGCTGATGATACATTGCTAACTGTAAATGTTCGCACTATTGCAGGACAGCAAGACCTATCACGCCAAGCAATTGAGCGTGGAACAGGAATTGATGCCTTCGTAGTTGGCGATCTAATTCGTTCATGGCACACTACATTGAACTCAGGAATTATCAATGGTGCTGGAACTAACGGAACTATCAAGGGTATTCGTGCCTCTGGTGGAAACGCAATCACCTTCACTGCAACAACTCCAACTGTTGCACTTCTATATCCAAAGTTGGCCGATGCGTTGCAGAAAGTTCAAAGCAATGTATTTACAACTCCAACACATTGGATTATGCACCCACGCCGCCTAGCATTCTTGCTAGCAGGCGTTGATGGTTCAAATCGCCCATTAGTAGTTCCATCAGCAAACGGCCCAATGAACGCCGTTGCAACAGGAGCAGGCACTGCACAATATGGAAACTCAGGTTATTCACTACTTGGATTACCAATTATTGCAGATGCTTCAGTTCAAACTACTCTAAGCACTGATCAAGATGAAATCTATTTGGTTGATTCACGCGAGATGCACCTATTCGAGCAACCAGGATCACCATTCTCACTTCGTTTTGAGGCAACAGGCGCAAGTAACCTAACTGTTAAAACAGTTGTTTATGGTTATGCAGCCTTCACCGCAGAACGCTATCCATTAGCCGCATCAATCATTAGCGGAACTGGTTTAGCAGCACCATCCTTCTAATTTAGAAGGCAATTAAGAACTGTTTAGGTGGCTTAACCTCCCCCGATTAAGCCACCTAAACTCCTAAGTAGTTCGGGGGAACTATGAAAAGCGCACATAAAGTAACAATAGGTTCTTGCGATTCAGGCCAAGTAAATGGTTCATTCGCATATACATTAATTCAATTAGCCCAATCAAGATCATCAAGATTAGGGCCGTTTGTAAGAGTTAAAGGTTCAGGATTACTTTCTAAGATTCGTAATCAAATAGTTAAACAATTTTTGGATAACACAAAATCTGATTGGCTTCTAATGGTAGATAGCGATCAGCAATTAGGTGTTGCAACTTTTGATAAGTTAATTGATACAGCCCACGATTTAGATCGCCCAGTTGTAGCAGGATTGGTATTCGCTGCTTTTAATGATGGCAAGAGTGAATATCCAAAACCAGTTCCAGCAATATTCCAAGATGCACCAGAGGGATTCTTACCTCTCTATAAATATGATGAGAACAAAGTTTTTGAGATAGATGCCGCAGGCACAGGTTGCCTTTTAATTCACCGCAGCGTTCTTGAAAAGATGCGTGAAACTGCTGATCCTAGTATGGGTAAAAACTGGTGTTGGTTCTGGGATGGGCCAGTAAATGGCGAATGGATAGGTGAGGATTTACTTTTCAGCCGTCGTATTCGCTCCCTTGGATTTCCAATATATGTGCATACAGGCGCAATTTTGCCTCATCAAAAATCATATTGGCTAGATGATAGGCACCATAAATTATGGAAAGATTAAAAAAGATTTTTAACAAAAGAGTTAAACCTAAAGAAACGGCTACTGCCCAGCCGCAACTTGAAAGAGCGATTTTACCTAAAGCGGAAAGAAGGATAAAGCGTGGCAATAACTAACGGCTACTGCACATTGGCTGAATTAAAAGCCTCATTAAATATCACTGATTCAGTAGATGATACTGCTTTAGAGGCTGCTATTACTTCTGCTAGCAGAATGATTGATGATTACACTGAGCGCTTCTTTTATGTTAATGGAACAACTCAATCAACAGTAACTCGCTATTACACTCCAGTTGATCCTTATACAGTAAATATTGATGATGTAATAACAGTTAGCGAAGTTGCTACTGATGATAACTTTGATCGCACTTATGGAACTGTTTGGAGTACAACCGATTTTATGGTTGAACCAATAAATAATCCAATTAAATCTTGGCCTTACAATAGAGTTTTAGCAATTGGTAGTTATATTTTTCCATATCAATTACCTCAATCACTTAGAATTAAAGGAATTTGGGGATTCTCAGCAGTGCCACCTGAAGTAAATATGGCAACCTTAATTCAATCATCACGCTTATTTGGGCGTAGGCAATCGCCATTTGGAATTGCTGGTAGCCCTGAAATGGGAACTGTTAGATTGTATTCTCGCCTTGATGCAGATGTTGAAGTTCTACTTCGCCCATTCCGCAAGAACGGCGGATTGGCTAAGTGATTCCAAGCAATGTTAGAGATGGTTTAAAAACTCGCCTTCAAACAATTAGTGGGCTTAGAGTTTATGATTTAATTCCAGATACTGTTAGCCCACCAGCAGCGATTGTTGGTCAATTAGATTTCACCTTCGATTTAAACAATGCGCGAGGTTTAGACCAAGCAAATTGCGATGTGTTGGTGATTGTTCAACGCCTATCAGAAAGAGTTGCTCAGGATAAGTTAGATGCTTTTCTAGCAGGAACAGGTGCTGGCTCAATAAAAACTGCAATTGAAGGTGATAGAACTTTAGGTGGAGCAGTAAACACGCTTAGAGTTATTAGCGCTGAAGGTGGCACTTATGAATCTGCTGGCGCTTTATTTCTATCTTATAGATACCGCGTAACACTTTATGGATAAGGAGAAAAAATGTCTTACACAATCATTTCAGAATTAAAAGTTTGTAACAAAATCAAAGGTGATACAATCACCGAAAAAGAATTGCTTAATGCAGGAGCCAACATCGAAGCACTAATTGCTGGTAACCACATTAAGGCAAGTGGGGGAACAACCAAACCAGTAATCCAAGAAGGAGCCGATAAATAATGCCAAGAATAGTATTAACAAATGCGCAGATCACGATAAATGCAGTTGATTTATCTGATCACATCGCAAGCGTAACTTTAAGCACATCCAATGATGTTATAGAAACAACAGGTTTTTCATCAGTAGCGGCTAGAACTCGTATTTCTGGTTTGTCTGATAATTCTATAACTCTTGAGTTTCATCAAGATTTTGCAACATCAAATGTAGAACAAACAATTTATCCATTAATTGGAACTAATACAACAATTGTTGTAAAACCAACTTCATCAGCAGTTGGCCCAACCAACCCTTCTTACTCATGCTCAGCGAGTGTTGTAGAATGGCAGCCACTTTCAGGTGCAGTTGGCGAATTAGCCACCGCATCTGTTACTTGGCCAATCTCTGGTGCAATCACTAAGGCGGTTGCCTAATGCCAAGAATAGTATTAAATAACGCTTCAGTTACTTTCGCAAGCACTGATGTTTCAAGTTATGTAAGTTCAATAACTTTAAGCACTTCACTAGATATCGTGGATACAACAAGTTTTGGAAATTCCGCAAGAACAAGGGTTGCGGGATTAGCCGATAATCAGGTAACGATTGAATTTTTCCAGGATTTCGGTTCTGGACTTCTTGAATCAATTATTTACCCTACAATTGGAACTTCTGCTG